TTCATTACAAAGACAAAATTTTGATGTACTTGACGCTAGTTTGTCAAAAGCCAGAGCTGAAGCAATGGCAGACAATTATACTTATGATGTATTAGATTATGAAGGTGTTGGTAATAAAGACAAACACCGTGATATAACAATTTGTATGGGATTGTATAATCCAAATATGGAAGATGCTACTGACTATTCTGATATACAATTTTTGCGTATAAGAGGAATGAATTACAGATTTGGTTATTATACAATAAACGAAGAAACTGGTAAAAAGGAATGGAATGAACAGTCACTGAGAAAATGGGCAAACCAGACAATGACTTTTACAATTAGAACAAGATATGTAACTGAAGATACTTTAGATATTAACGGAAATGACCCAGATGCTGTAGAACCATAATATAAATAATAGACAAATTAAATGTGAGGTGAAATTATGATAGAGAAAAAATGTAAAATCTGCGGTGACTTCTTTCATCCAAGAAAGATTGCGATGCATTATTGGAATATCCACCATAAGAAATATGGAGAATATAAAGATAATGAAGAAACGAGAGAAGTACCAGATCCAGTTGGAGAAGAAAATGAGAAGAAAACCAGTAAGAAAACCAAATCCAGTTCCACCACAGGAACCACAGAAGTAGAAATTCAAACAACCCCAATAGAATTAGAAACAGTTCAAGAAGGGACTGTAAAAGTTACAGAACCCGAACAAATTCCAACGCCAGAGTTATGGAAAGAAACCGCCCACTTATTTGATGGGCCGATTACAAATGAAGCACGAAATGTTTTTAGTAAAACAGAGAAAGCTAATCCATTTGATGATGGCGAAACATTAAACGAATGGTGTAATTAAATATGAAAATTTTAACTCCCACAGGTTATCAACATTATCAAAAGATTATTAAGAAGAAAGCTGAATGTATTAAGCTTATTTTTGACGATACAAGCATAAATTGTAGTTTAGACCACCGATTTGACAATGACGGTGTAGAAATTTCCGCAAACAAACTAAAAGTAGGTGATACTTTGTGCGGAAAGGTAATCAAAGAGATTGTTCCTTTGGGAGTTAAAGATGTTTATTCACCACTTATGGTAGCAGGTGGACACAAATACTTATCAAATGGTTTAATAAACTATAACTGTTCATTTGAAGGTTCTTCACCTACATTGATTGAAGGCGATATTATTAAAACTTGGACAGGTGTTGAACCAAAACGAACAGATTATGGTTATCACTTGAAAGTATTTGAAGATCCAATACCAGGAGTTACTTATGTAATGGGTGTGGATAGTTCAACTGGTGTCGGACAAGACGATTGTGCTTTCCAAGTTCTTAAAATTGTGAATAAAGAATTATATGAACAGGTAGCTGTTTATAAAAATAACAAAATTAAACCATACGAATATGCAGCAGTAGTTGCCGAAGTTAGTGAACGATATAATAACTGTTTAATGGTTGTTGAAAACAATGACTGTGGTAAGTTTGTTACAGATGAATTGTGGTATAACATTGGTTGTGGTAACATATTGAATACAGACGGCAAAGGTATTGGTACAAGAGCAACACCTGCATCTAAACTTGAGGCCTGTATAATGCTTCGTGACGTAGCAAACGCAAAGAAACTTATTATTCACGATTCCGAAACGATTTATCAGTTGAGTAGATTTGAACAAATTACCCCAAACCACTTTAGAGGTGCTAAAGGTTGTCACGATGACCTTGTTTCTAGTTTATATTGGGCAATTTATTGTTTGAAACAACCACAATTTGATTTGGAAGGTGTTCAAAACGCAGTAGTCGCTAAAAATGTTCAAGACGATTATGCTCCACCTCCTTGTTTATTTGATGAGTCATCAGACCATAGTGATTTTTGGAAAAGTTTTAATTAATGAGTTTTGCTAATAAAATAATACCTAGATTAGGGCAACCAGCAGATAATCGTGAATGGTATGTAAATGCCATTTGGACATCCTTAAACGATTATATGAGTGAAATTGAAATGGCTTTGTCTAAACCACAATTTTTAGTCACAGGAACTACAACAGTTCCAGGTGTTCCACCTATTCCGACCCCTATTGTAGCTCCTGTCGGTATTGTTTCTAATAAACATATACGATTATCATATCCTGAAGTTAAAAGTGCTATGTGGTGTGGTGATGGTAATTTGACTTTTCCTAATTTATTCAAATTATTTGCATCCAAACTAATGCTTAATTTCACAAATGTTTATTCTAATACGATTGTAAATGGAATTTCTGCATTTACTTTTGATGCTTTAACTCCTTATAATACAATGGCGACAGCATTTATGGGAGAAATCAAGGCTATTGCTGCGTCTGGTAATATGAACGCAAATACATTCCATAATACTTTGAGTAGATATTTGGATTTAGCATTTAAAGCAATAATTCCTATAACAGTTCCGTTTATTGGAGCAGGTTTAACCCCATCAGGACCATTTACTGGAACAGTAACAATATCATTTCAACAGGTAGCTTTATTATGATTGCACAAACATATAATAATTATTGGAAACTTGATTTAACAGAATTACCAACAATGGGAAAGTTATATCCTAAAGATACTGTAATCAAAATTAGACCTTTAAACGTTCAAGAAATCAAATATTTAGCTTCTATTAGTGAATACAACGCAACCGATATAGTAAACGAGATACTTGAAAAATGTTTGTTGTTGAAAGGAATTGAATTTGAAGATATATTTTTAGGTGACAGAACTTATTTGGTGTTTTGGATTCGTATTAACAGTTTCTCAAAAAACTCTGGTTATGATGTGAATATTAAGGAATGTGAAAAGTGCAAAAATCCATATACAACCAACATAAAATTAACGGACTTTGAAGAAAAATATATTACAGAAGACCCACAAGTAATCTTTTTACCAGATTCTAATATAGAATTGAAATTAAAATATCCAACAATTAGAGATTTAGATGTCAAATGCGAAGATAAAGAAGTAGAAAAATTTATTAGACATTTGGATGTCGCTGATAAAAATGTTTCTATATTAGAACAATATATTAAAAATCTAAGTGCACTGGACTATTCAATAATTAAGAACGCAATAGACAAAATGGAGATTGGATTTAGTAATCAGGTAACCATTTATTGTCCTTTGTGCGGACAACCTCATACTTATATAATTGAATACTCTGATATGGGATTGTTAGGCAGTGTAAACATCTTTGAAGTATTGGAAATGACATTGAGAATTTCAAAGTCAATGAATTATCAAATACGAGAAGATATGCCTTGGATGGAAGTAGAAATCTTGCAAGAAGCCGCCAATAAGATTGACGAAGAAGAAAAGAAACAACTTGAAAAAGACGATGGCAAGATTACTATGAACCGTGCAAATATGTAAGTTCTTAAAAATTAAAATTTTCCAACAGTACAGTTAAAATTAACTATATTTAGTTTATAGTTAAAACAAATTAATAGGCTCTGATTACTATGATTAAGGACTTAACAAGGAGGCTAATTATAAAGGAAAATTTATTATGGCGAAACAAGACGATGAAAAGAAATATTATGTTGATAATGCACGTTTGAGAGAAGTTATCATTGAATACAACCGAATGAATATTGACGATAATCGGGGATTGGTGTGCTTCGTATCTTCAGCGTTTAGAGAATAAATTTTTAAAGCAGAAAATTACAGAAGAAAAATATAATTCTGCTAAACAATTTATCATTAATAAGTCTAGACAAATTAATAATCTCCAGGAAACCTATAAGAATATGACACCTGAAGAAAAAAGAACTTTTAGACTTAATTTGGATAAAATAAAGAACGAAATGTGCGAATACTTCCTAAAGATTATTAACGGTCGTATTAATTCATTTAGACTTCGTTCATCAGGTGCATTAAAGAACCACGAGGATATTAACGATATTGTTCAGGACGCATTTATTGCAGTTATGACATATATCAACCGTTACAATGACGAGAGAGCTACTTCTGCTTTTGCTTATGTAACACAGCTCGCAACAAATAGCATTTTGTTCTCATTGAATGAAATTAAGGAACGTGAACAGAAAATGGTTACTGGACTTGATTTCTATGATAATTTGAATACAATAGATGACCCACACAGTATGGAAGGCTTGAATAAGTTTGTGGAGTAATTTTATGATTGATAAAGAAGTAGAAGTTACTTTATTAGAAATTAAAAATTTGTATGAATATTTTTACAACGCATATCGCCAACCTGGTTTGAGCCTTGAATGGAGTAAAGTCACAATACAGAATATTAAATACTTAGAAACTCCTTACAACCAGATTAGTAATGGTGTATATGACGAAAACAAAGATATGGATTTTTATGACTTTACTGAGAAATATAAGAAACTAATTAAACAATATGCAGACAGAGATGAACAGGGGAATATAATTTATCAAAATAAAGAACCTGTCATTAATGAAATGCTTGTTGAATTTAATAAAGACAAAGATAAGTTGGAAACTGAATATAAAGACTTATTGACTAAAATAGAAGAAAAAGATAAAATTAATAACAAATTCTTACAACAGAAAGTAAAAATTACAATTAAGGTACCGAATAGTGAAAGTGATATACCTGGAGCTGTTCCGCCATTTGTTGTGGATGTTGTTACACGATATACAAAAAAAGAGGGCTAAAAATCCCTCTTTTTTATTAAACTTTTACTTGAGTATTTCCTATACAATGTTGAGCACCGACATATCAAGCACTGCGGCAAATTGTTCACAAGTTGTTTTGCTAAATTATTGCCAAGATTAATTTGTCCAGTTGTAGTGTTTATATCCACATCACCAAATGCACTTATACTAATTTTACCATTTGAATTTAAGTTAATATCGCCACTAATACTTACATTTAATGGAGCAGGGCCAGCACTATAAACACTTGTTTGTATATCAATACTTCCGTCAGGATTAATTCTTGTTACAGCACCTGTGTGGTGGGTGAAAGCAATCTCACCTGTCTTACGATTCATAACAAGATAATCTCTCTGGTCTGTTTGGAACAATACCATAGTCTGTGGATAGTCTTCAGTTCTTAAAAACCAATCCTTTAGGTTATATTTCATATCTGTATATGAAGCGTTAAATGCGACAGAAGTATATACAGGTTTACTATCGTCACCGTTATCAAAATAACCACGAACAATAGTGTTTAATTCAGGAATAATAAAATTACCTTTTGTTGAAGCCATAGAAGGGATATCTGGTATAGCCCAAGGAATGTTAGTTGTGGCTAAATCGTCATAATAACCATAAATTTTGATTTGACATCTACCTAATTGGTCTGGGTCATTATTGTTAATGACAATACCAGTCCAATGGTTGTTATCAGGTGTGTCTTTCTTTGGTACAATTTGGTCAGTAGCAATACTCTGTGTATTACCACCCATAAGTTGTCTAAATTGTTCTATATCATTCATAATCTACCTATTTCTTTTTAGCCTTTTCATCATTTTGTTCCAATATACCCATTCCGTAAGTTCCGTCGGTTACACATTTTACATCCAAAGTATAAGACTGGAAAGCTTTAAAATGATGAGATATTCCTGCAACAATATAATTACCTGTGTGGATTTTATCAACAGAATCTGCCGTAGAGAAATCCAAATTTACTTTATCACCAAGAACAGGGCGACATTTAGCTGTTTGGTATTCCTTTGGTAATCTATGAACATCAACAGTCATATTGATAAAGTTTTGAAAGAATGAACGTCTAATCATTTCATTATGTACTGGAGCTACATCATAATGGTTATGATATTCTTTGAAGTATATACCCGCATCAATATTCTTCGTTAATCTATCTATTTGAGAAGATGCTTTATTACTTCTGCTTGCAATATATGGTTCATCTTGTTTATAAACGGCTTCTCTAAATTTACCCACAGTTTTCTTATCTGCTACTTGAGCATCCACAATCGCCATAGGGTCTAAGTTACCTTGTGAAGCCAAATCTTTCAATAATTCTACAACGTCAATATCTTTAGGGGAAATATCCAAATCAAATAATGACAACAAATTATAAGGAGTATAATAATTTGCACGAACCTTATAACCACCTTGGTTTAGAATAGGGCCAGCTGCGTGTAAGAATTGTACTGAAGTAAAAGGATATTCCAAATCTTCTCTTTGAGTGCTTGAACCTTGTAGACTTTCAATATAGTTTTTGACATTTGTAAATGTACAGAGTTTCTTTTGTTTAGCCATTGTCTTGACAGAAGTAAATACACTTTCACCATTCAAATTAGTATAAATTAATGGTGCATCATCTTCGTCAATCCAAGCGTGTTCAATAATTTTTTCAATGAATTGTGCTCTTGTTTTTCTGCAGTTGAGCCACAAACCTTTATCACTACCTTCAATTTTCTTTGAAAGTTTTAATGTGGTATCGTCTAAAACTTCTTGAATTGCTTCGTCACTTCTTTTTGTATTTTGGAATAGCAATGAGTCAATAGTTGTCTTTGGATATGAAGCAACTTCATTCAAATAACTTTGGGCATAATAAATTCCGATAATTACATATTGATAGTTAGAACCTTCAAGTGAAGGAACACACGAAACATTCTGTACTGCATATACAGAATCAACATAAGGTGTTGGGTCTTCGCCTTCATTAGCAACAACAGGAGTTACAATAAAGTAAATTTTATCACCATTCTTAATGTTGTAACCAGCAAAATAAGAACCTTGGTCTTCAATTTCTATACGAATTGTTGGTAACAAACTAAAAATGTTTTCTTCAATTACAATTTCTTTAATACCCTGAGCAGATATTAAACGGCCTTCTTTAGGGTCATTTAATCTTATGATATAGCTTTCGTAGCCGTTATCATAAGTTTTTGTGCTACCAAGCAGGGTGGTTTCATTTGAAATAGACATTTATTACCCCGCTTTTAATGTGAATGTGATACCGCGATTACCTGTAGTCCAACCATTTACTTTGAAATGATTTTTGATAATTTCGTATGATTGTTTTAATGATTTCGGTGCTTCAAAACCTGCAAATACTTTATCATTAATTGCGAATAAGAAGTTTGCTTTCTGTAATTTCAAATAAGCATACAAATGTGCAGCTGCAACCAAATTCAATAAAAGATTTTCTTTTTCTTCTTCAGATGCTTCTACGATTTTTGTATTAAACAATTCAAGCATTTCTTCTGCTAAATGATTACTCTTTGCAGTATTATTTTGTAATAACAACATAACCTTTTTGCGTGGGTCTTTGTTATCTTCTAATTTTTCTTGTAAATCTCTAGCACAGTCCATTGTAAAATCAACATAGTCAGGGTTCGTTCCAAATAAGTTATAAATGGAGAACATTAGACTTTTGTTCATTTGACTAAAACCTTTTAAGCCACCGATAGCAGAGTGTTGTCCTTTAACTTCAATTCTATTACCTGCATCGTCAACCAAGTCACCAATTTCTTGTGAGAAGTTAATGTTCTTAAAACAAGATACAAGCAGAAATTCTCCTTTTCCGATAGCAGGTTGAGGGGTTGTTACTTTCAAAGCATCTGTAACATATTCAGGTTTTAAATATGAGTCCAATTTAGACTTCTTTAAGAAGTTTACTAATTTAATTGGACCGAAATTTTGAAATGTAAACTTGTTTGCGTTTAGTTGTTCAAACAAGTCTTCCGGTTTCGCAATCAAATGACGTTCAAGCAAATCTTTATGCTTTTTAGCCATTTCGGAATGTTTACCAGATTTGTTGGCTGACCAAAAATCCTTTAGGCATTTGTCTAATGTAGAAGTATCTATAAGATTACTAGCATTGACATTACCTAAACTCTTTAATTTTCCATTTTGG